GTATGCTTTATCGGTGCGGTCAAAGGTTAATACAGTAATGGAAGCTGGATATGAAGCCATGACAGAAAATGCCCGTCGGGGTAAGCAGCTCTATGATCTATGTCAGATGGCCGCTGTCCTCAGATATCAGGTTGAAGCATCTATTGAGGGTTCTGTTACTGAGATCAGAGCAAAGGACCTAGCTCCTCCATCAGGATCTTTGAGTGGTGTCAAGTCCTCTGACAAGTATTATGAATACATTCAGGAGACTCTACAAGAGGTCAAGACTCATCTAATTACTCTGCATATTAATGAGAAAAGAAGCCGGAAGCTTCTCAATGAGGTCGTAGGGACAGTGGAAAAGCCTGATCCAAATACAATGGAATCTATTGACACATCAGGGAACCCCTGGGAGAACATCGATATGATCCATCGAGTGATTAAAGAATTGGATGATGAGGATGAATGAGCCAGGGTTTTGTGATTCTAAGGTTCTGAGAGACCACATTATGAGAACTAAAGAAAACATCATAGTTCGATCACTTTACCATACAAGGATTGGACACCTGATCTCTTCCTCATCGATATTGCAGTCATCACTTAAGCTTTAAAATCATCATGAATACCAAAGGAAGATTTCTTGACACTTATCTGGACTCTCCTATCCTTGCTGTAGAGCGAGATCAAATCCTGTACGATCTTCGGAGGCTTGATGGTGACTATGCATCTATCAGGAGTAGAGGGTACAGACAGAATCTTGAGTATCTATCGAGAGCTGTCAATGGGAGATCCCTTATGCCATTAGAGCCCTTCGAGTATGAGGGGATCCTGGATTCCATGGTCTTGACAGATTTGTCAGGGGAGATCCTCACTGCTTGGAAAGATGCCACCTCTGTCACCAATGTTCTCATTAGAGGACTGATCGAATGGGGAATTCCCTCCTCCAGAGCTGAGGCCTTGGTCCCAAGGAGCCCTATTGAAGGGAGTATCCCCATGTTTTATACTCATATGAGATTCTATGAGGGGTATCTGAACAAGCTCACTAATAGTAGAGCTGTGGGATCCAGGGTTATGATCGAGTATGAGGTTGATGGAAATACCCTGACAGGGAATGAGTATGTTGTTCTCCTATCACTATCTGGAAGTGATGTTGTATATCTAGCATCCCACTCACAGATTTTAATGATCAAGGATATGTTATATGGAAGATTCAATGCTTGTTTAGCATGTTTGTGGGTTCATGATTCATATGATCTTTTAGTCACTGTTCAACGACTCTTGCAATGGTTTCTTAAATGCCTTACCACATATGGGAATCGAGGGTACCAAGTTGGAAAGTACATTGAGGCCTTGACAAAGACAAATCTGATACGGAAAAGTGATCCTGTGTTTGGGGGAGATGGGTCACATCAGGCCATGCTCACTGTAGCTAGATCCAAGGAGAGTATCATCAGTGGTGAGTCAAGCCCATTGATTGATGAACTCGAACTAATCTTATGTCAAGCAAGACCCTTGTATGAAGATGTTGAACTATTTGGACTTCAGAAGTTGTCTGGTCATCCTATAGTTAATCCAGAAGCAGGAGGGAAAAAAGTGAGAGAGAACGCAAGAGTCAAGGTAAACTACCACCCTTCTCACATATCACGGGTTAGGAACAATTTCTGTCGTATGTACACTGAGGGATATATCCGTAAAAAGTCTGCCTGGCCCCCTCTGGATTTCTGCAATGCTCAAGAAGGGTCTAGTTTGCATCGATTGTATACCCTGAATGAGCTCAACATCACCCCTTTCAGTTATCCACTATCTGACTGGAATAATGTGAGGTTCAAGAAGAATCAGGAGTTTAATTACTTTCCAAATTTCACAGACCTTATGGATGATAAGTCTATATCCCTATATCGGGATGAGTTCACCGCTACATGGGATAAGTCTAAGAAGACTCGTAGCCACAAGAGACTATTGTTGGAGATGCTATCACGTCCTGAGATCTCTATTAAACAAATAGTGAACAGGGTGTGCTCAGGTGATATCCCGTTTAGTTGGCTGATTGTATCCTTGTACCCTAAGGAGAGGGAATTCAAAGAGGAACCAAGATTGTTTGGCATGATGGTCTTTGAAATGAGAGCTTTCTTTACAGCGACTGAGGCAAACTTAGCGGAATCAATATTCCCATGTCTCCCTCCACAGACCATGACCTTGACTAAGATAGAGACACAAGAACTATTCTTCAATGTGACCCAGAGTAGAGATGATGAAACCTATGTTAAGTTATACAATGAATTTGATCTTGCAGGATGGAATGGTCGATTCCATGCTGAGGTGGTGGATCCAATTGGTCAGGACATAGAGGACATATTTGATATGCCGGGTTGCTATTCTGTCATCCATCATTTTTTTGATAAGAGTATCATGTCCCTCAGATTAAGGGATTGTAAACCCTTATATGCCCATAGGGCAGAGGTCCCAGGGATGTTCACTAGGTTTTTTGAATCTGATCTACTATGGCCAGAACATAGTGCTGGGATAGAGGGATTATGTCAAAAACTGTGGACATGCCCTACCTACAGTATGTTTGATCTTGCTATGCAAACCTATGGCTTAAAGTATCACCTCATAGGGCAGGCCGACAATCAGATATCTGTTGCTGATGTTCCAATCCCTGTGGGTCAAGATATTCAGTCGTATCTGGTCCAGATTGCAGATAACATTGACAAAGAAGCTCAGAAGGAATGCAATCAGCTTAATCATGAGCTAAACCTGGATGAGTGTATACATTCAACTGAGGTCTTAACCTATAGTAAAGATGTTTACATAGGCGGATCTGACTATCATACCTCTGTTAAGGCTCTCAGCCGGGTATTTCCTCATAGTGCTTCGGACTTCCCTTCTGTATACAACAGTATTAGTGCTATCACAGGTCAATGCTTAGCAGCCGCTGAGAGGGTGAAGGACCCTTACAGGTTATATGGGGTGGCACTATTTCATGTGAGTTTATACCTCAGAGGGCTGAAGAAGCGCTTACCAGTAGAATCATTGTACCTGACGAAAACGACTCTCTCTAAGCTGACATCTAATATGGTCAGGACATTATTAATGTACCCAGGTGAGCTTGGGGGATTACCTATCCCTCATTACATGGGCTTTCTGTATAAGGGTGGGGATGACCCATTGGGAAAGGCATTAGCTTCTCTGAAACTGATGGGTGATGGATCCCCTCTAGCGAGGAGAGTAATATTTTCATTACATAAAGGAAGATGGATGGATAAGAAACCTTTATTATCAAGATTGCTAGATGATCCATATAGCTTGCCTTTATTATCAACCTCAAGCCCTGAGACCCAAATCTTCAGACAGAGCCTTGCCAAGGTTACAAGCTACTCAAAGAACAAAGATTTAAAAGAATTAGTGTCTCTTGAGGTCAAGAACTATGATACACGTATCAGAGAAGAGTTGTTGAAAAGCAGCCCTCTCAATCCGGTACTGTTGTCTGATATTTTAGGGTGGTCGATTGTTGGATTACAGAGATCAGCCATGAAGATGTTCACATCTACTCAAACCATTCAAGGGCTTCTTCAATCTGATGAAGAGGCGAACCCATGCACCCAGATCCTTTTGACAGGATCTACTCAGTTCTTATCCTTGATCTATAGATTGTCCCGCATGGAAGGACCAGAGATGAGGATAAAATCCGTGTTTGAAGAGTGTACACATCTGAGAAACTTCTGGGTTGCGGGATCCAAGAATAAAATAGTGGGTGTTACTGGCTACACTCCACTTGATTTCCCTATTTCTCTGGAAGAACCACCAGACCAACTGTCAGGATTCAAGGTCACTCTTGTAGATTATCAAGACAAAAATCCAAAATATGAGAGGGGACCGGAACCCCCTTATAGAGGAAGGCCTACCAGGGAGAAGAGGTCTGAACATGGTTACAAAATCACCACCTCCTCAGAACCTGAAAGAGCAATTAAGAGATTATCTGACATTATAACCCAACCAGGGTTGTCTGATGAGATGTGCAGATTGATTTCAAATGTCGCTGAGACACGTGGGGATATAAGTTTAGTTGATTCCCTTCCTCTCTTAAGTCATGTCTTTGGAGGAACAATTGGGCATCGATATCAATCTCGTCTAGGAGGGATGAGTGCTAATCTATTAGGGACTGAGACTATTGCAAGCCACTGTATATTATCTACTGACACGGCCCCACCTTTCTCAGGTGGGGAGGAGGATTACCCTATATTCATCCAAAAGATTATGGTTGCTTTGATAGGGCTGATGAACCTCCTGTATCCAGGTGACGAGGGGAAGGTCACTCTCACATTGATCACATCTGGACAATCCTACAAGGCATTAGGGGATGAGGAGATACATGTGAATGACCTGCATCTCCCCCTTCCTCCCTCTTATAGGCATAATCCGCTTGTGTATGCTTCTGAAGTGTTCCTTGAAAGACAAATATCCCAAGAGGACTTACCAGGGGTGACAAAGTTATCAGTAGGGAAAAATCTTCGCCCGATTGCTCTGAGTGGACTAGGCAGAGTGATTAGACGATCATTATCAGAGTCCCATAGCGCAGCAGCCGTGGCTGACAGGGGATCAGGTCTCATTCACCTGACCCTAGAGCTTTCTGAGATTAAGGGTTGTGGAGTTGCAGCATTATTAACCTTATGCTCCACAGAGATAGCTAGGTATGCGATTGATGCCTTGTATTCCCGAAGTGTAGATTCGTTGAGGTGGACACCTACACCAGTAATAATGTCACTCTCACTAGGATTAGGCATATCTATAAGCCGTTATCTTAAACACAGGTACTTACAAGATGATCCGTTCTTACTTAAGAGTATCCCTCCATCATGCCTGAGATATTCAAGCAGTGGCCGAGATCTCTCTCATCATATCAGTGATCTTATCTCATCAAAGGCCCTCCAGTGGTTCAATCTTCCAACGTCACCTGTCTATACCCACCCGGTTATCTTATTCCAAGATGAGCCAGAAGGTGAGGTATGGAGATGCTTTTGCCAGATAATCAAGAGAATCATCACACAAGCAATCATAGTGGAAGGGTTTCCCATATATAGGGGTTATCAGCTCCTCCGAAGGAACCTTACTGTTGCCATTATGTCCTCTAGAACAGAGGAGGGCAGAGTTGGGATGATCATCCGACTCTGTCATAATGTCAGGCTGTGGTTAATTCAGAGAGGATGCCCTATAGCAGCTTCACGTCTAACAGACCTCATAGAGGGGCGAGAAATATATCGGATAGGTATATCCTGTTATGAAGCCAGTCGATTGTTTAGAGACTTATCTGTGGTCACTGTCATAACCCCCCCGCAGAGGAATCTTCAAGAAGCCAGGATAGCCCCCTTGGTAATAGAGTGCACCCAACTGACAAAGGATCCATGTGATGTTCCATTACCGAGTCCTCAATGGAGCTACCCTCACAATAGAGTGCAGTGGGATATGTTCAACTATCACCGACTTAAAGGTCGAGTATACGGTGGAGACTCTTCTGTAGCCTATTCATATGGTGCCCTTGGTCTTTGCTTGCCAACCAAGGAGGTCTTGATAGTTGGGTGTGGGTTGGGGAGTGGAGCCGCATGTTTGATCTCCATCGGAATCCCACGTGTCTATGGATTGGATCTACATAGTGACATCGACCCTCGTTGTTGGCTTGATGGTAACCTCACCCCTCCGGTAATCCTGTCACTTCAGATGGAGACACAATTTGATAGGGTGCGAACACATGGAGATTATGATAGTGATATCTTCCAGACAGCAACACAGCTATTGATCAGGAGTTATTTAGGGAGATCTGGTATTCTTCTTGTTGATATCCCTATTAGAAATCGCCTTATGGCCCTCCATTTGTTAACTGCTTGCAAGAATATCAGAACAGGAGGGTTGTGTGGAATTAGACTTATCATGCACATTGCATGCATTGAAGACATGGTTGGATACATATACCAGGGGTGTTCTCATATCCAACTAATCCCAATATTCTCAAAAGATGGGATAGCAGAAGTATGGATTTTATTTACAGTGGGTGATGCTGAATTCTCTGGCAGTGCAAGGGTACCTCTCCCTGATATTGATAATTGTAGGCAGCAATGGATTCCGACTCAAATTGCATCTATTGGGGGAATAGAATACCTAAGGACACTGTTGCTTGCCGGGTATGCTAATATAACAATCGGTGAGTATGAGGCCAGTGCTTTAGCTTTGGAAAGGATGTTAGGTGCTTCAATCGGGATCTCAAGCCATCGGTTCACATACCATCAATGGACACAGCTCATCGAGAGTTGGATCTCTTTCTTGATCTTAATTGACCCTGCTAGGGATAGTGTCATTGAGACTGTAATCCAGCAATCAATGACAACTATTGTTATAGCAGGCCATACAGTCCCCACCAATGTCACTCTTCATTTAAGGCGCAAGCTCACCAGAATACTACCACGACTGATCAATGTTTGAAATCCTTGAGTATATGTAGTTGTTCTTATTCTTGTATGGTTATTCTCTCCTCAACTCAACTGAGTGTTGACTAAACAAAACAACTAATAAGAGTGCAGGTACTTGAAGTCATAAATCATTCAGAGAAGTTGAAATGAGGAAGGTTAACATCACTGACTTGGCGACCTCAAACCAACGGGTAGAGGCCACCAAAAGAAACCAGGTGTGATCGCAGAACGACCGGAACCCACCGGAACACAACACC